CGATTACAGAAGCAGTTAGAGCGTGCAAGATACGAAGTACGTGGACAGTCAGAAGAATACGAACGTATGAAAGAACGTAAGTTAGCACATAACAAACGCATTAGAAATGTTCAGAAACAAGGTACACGACGCTTTATGAATTCATTACGCAATACTAGTCAAAAAGGAGGTTAGCCATGAATAAAAACTTTATGGCTCGTATATCGGCGATCATTACAGATTTCCAACGGAATATCAGAAAAGCTCAACGTATGGCTAAAACTGAAATACCTGACGAGATTGAAACACAAGTCGATGCGAATATCAGTAAGTTTAAACGAGCCTTAAACACTGCAAAAGCAATGGCTCAACGTTGGCGAGAACATACCGTTGATATAGACGGTAACAACAACCCTATCAAACGAGCAATTGCAGTAGTTAAAGAGAAATTACAGCAATTAAGAGATAAAGAAGTAGATATTAAAGGTAACAACAACCCCTTAAAACGTTCAGTATTAGGTGCTAAAGCTATGCTTGCAACCTTACATGATAAAACGGTAAAAGTTAACTTTGATACAAGGGGAATGACAAGAGCTCAAGTATTAACTAGAGCTTTAAGTCAGTCTTTAGATGAATACGGCGACAAAATGGATAGATTAGCTACTCGTATTCGTACATTTGGTACTGTGTTTGGACAACAAATCAAAGGTGTGCTAATCGCTAGTTTTCAAGGTCTTATTCCTATTATAGCTGGTTTAGTACCCGCCATCATGGCAGTAGCTAACGCATTAGGTGTAGTTGCTGGTGGTGCCTTAGGTGTAGCTGGTGCATTTGGTATCGCTGCAGGTGGTGCGTTTGCATTTGGCGCTATGGCAGTAAGTGCAATTAAAATGTTGAATGACGGAACATTACAAGCCACTGCACAAACAAGAAGATATCAAGCGTCTTTAGAACAAGTTAAGTCAACTTGGGAAGGCATTATCAAGCAAAATCAAGCGCAGATATTCAACACACTATCTAACGCTTTAGACACTGTTAACGTAGCTTTAGGGCGTATGAAACCATTCTTAGCAGGTATCTCTAAAGGAATGGAACAAGCGTCACAGAGTGTCTTAAAATGGGCTCAAAACAGTCAAACTGCTAGCAAATTCTTTAACATGATGAATACAACAGGTGTTAAGACATTCAACACATTATTAAGTGCTGCAGGACGTTTTGGTGACGGACTTATTAATGTATTCACTCAATTAGGTCCACTATTCTTATGGACTGCTAAAGGTTTAGATAATTTAGGTAAGAAGTTCCAAAACTGGGCTAACAGCATAGCAGGTCAGAACGCTATTAAATCATTTATTGAATACACTAAAACTAATTTACCTAAAATAGGTCAAATATTTGGCAATGTATTCATGGGTATTGGTAACTTGATGAAAGCATTTGCTCAAAACAGTTCTAATATCTTTGATTGGCTAGTTAAAATGACTGCTAAGTTTAGAGAATGGTCTGAACAAGTTGGTAAATCTGAAGGGTTTAAAAAGTTTGTTCAGTATGTGCAAGAGAATGGTCCAGTCATTATGGATCTAATCGGTAATATTGTAAGAGTGTTGGTTGCATTCGGCACTGCAATGGCACCAATAGCAAGTGTGATATTAAAAGTAGTAACAGCATTAGCTGGTTTCATAGCTAAGTTGTTTGAAACACACCCAGCTATAGCTCGAATGGTTGGTATAGGTATGATACTCGGTGGCATGTTGTGGGCTTTACTAGCACCAATCATCGCAGTAAGTACAATGCTATCTAATGTGTTCGGTGTAGGTTTAATCCAAGCTATCGGTAAAATGTTAGCTTTTGCTAGAAACACTCAAATACTTAGAAGTGCATTAAACTTAGTTAAAATAGCTTTCAGACTCCTTATGAGCCCTATTAGTACAATTATGCGTATCTTACCTATGTTAAGTGGCGCTTTCCAAGCATTAGGTGTAGCTATAGGCGCGATTTCATGGCCTGTATTGGCTATCATAGGCGTTATCGTTGCTTTAATAGGTATTATTGTTTGGTTATGGAAAACGAACGAGAATTTCAGAAAAACTTGTGTTGAAGCTTGGAACACGATTAAAGATACGATAATGAACGCTGTAAAATCAGTGATTAACTGGTTTAATCAGTTCAGAGCGTCTATCGAACAAACATTACAACCAATTATGCCTATCTTACAAATGTTAGGACAAGTTGCAAACCAAGTTTTCGGGTTCTTATTCATCAGCCTTATTAACGGTGTAGTAATCGCGTTCCAATATCTATGGACTATCGTTTCTGTAGTGTTTACTGCGATAGGTGGTATTCTACAAGCTGCTACGCAATTGATTTTCGGTTTGTTTACTGCATTAATACAGCTCCTTACTGGAGATTTTTCTGGCGCTTGGCAAACTTTACAAACTACGATTTCTAATGTAATGACTACGATTTGGAATACCATATTGTCAATTTGGAACCAAATTTCTAACTTCATATTCAATGTTTTAAACAGAATACTCAGTACTAATATCACAAGTTGGAACCAAATTTGGTCTGCGATTTCAGGCGCAGTTACTAGAATATGGAATACGGTATCAAGTTGGTTTTCACGTGTAGTTTCAACTGTTGCTCAAAAAATGATGCAAGCGCTAAGTCGTATCATTTCTGGTGGTGCTCGTTGGGTTTCAAGTATCATTTCTGCGATGAGTAGATTTGTTCAAGGCGTGGTTAGTGGTTTTGTTAGAGTTGTATCTCAAGTGGCTTCTGGTATGGGTAGAGCTGTTTCCAAAGTCAGAAGTTTCTTCGGACAAATGGTATCTGCAGGATTGCATATTGCGTCGGGGATTGCAAAAGGTATTGCAAATGGTGCAAGTAGAGTTATAAATGCTGCTGCAAACATCGCTAAAAAAGCAGTTAGTGCAGCTAAAAACGTACTAGGTATTCACTCACCTTCACGTGTGTTCAGAGGTATAGGTGGATATATTTCTCAAGGTTTAGGTATTGGTATTATGGAACAAAGCAATAGTGCTATTAATGCCAGTCGTCGTTTAGCGAAAGATGTAACTAACGCATTTAGCCCTGATTTAAACACTGATTTAACATCAGACTTAACAGGTGGATTAAATAGCGATGTGAACGCACATATGAGTAAAGACGTACGTCATAGCATGCAAGAGAACAATAAACCTATCGTTAATGTGACTGTTCGCAACGAGTCGGATATACCAGCTATTAAATCTTACATTGAAGATTCCAACTCAAAAGACGCAAGTTTCGGATTATTTTAAAGGAGTGATTGTTAATTGATATTACATGATGTTGAAGTTTACAAAAATAAAGAACGTTTGCGTATCAGTGACAATCGCTTCACTGGTACTGCGTTGAGAGTTGTTTCTTACGATGTTAAAGGAGCAGGCTATGACCGAAAGTTTGATGAAATTGATCGTGTTAACGGTAGATTTCATAATGCTACTAAAGAAGAAAAGAAAAGTATATCTATGACGGTTAGGTACGATGTAGAAAAGATAGCTTACGCTTCTCATTTAAAAGCGAACATACAAGCCATGCTAAGAGGTCATTTTTATCTTAGAGAATTAGCAGCGTCTGAAAGTGAAATTAAATTCGAGAATATATTCGAACCTAAGGAACAATCTTTTGAACTAGAATATGTTGACGGTAGGCAGATACTTGTTGGCTTAGTTAATGAAGTGTCATTCGATACTACTAAAACGTCAGGTGAATTCACACTAGATTTCGAAACGATTGAATTACCATACTTTGAGAGTATTGGGTATAGTACAGATTTAGAAAAAGAGAGTGGTAATTTGAATAAATGGGGTATTCCAGACAAAAACCCGTTCAACACATCTCATAAAGAACGTAGATACACATTCTATGATACTAAAGTGGGCGATGTATATTACGGTGGTACAGCTGAAATAAATCAATTTAACCAAGATAGTGTTGTAGAAATGGTTCTAGGAGAAAACGTTAGCAAAAAAGATAGTGACGGTTTCAACTTCTACATGACACATAGCGACATTATGAAAATAAGTGGTTTAGAGTTGAAAGCAGGAGATGTTATAAAATTTGACGGTATCCATGTATATCGTAATAACTTACGTATTGATGATTACAACAAGACAAAACAACAACCTGTATTAATGCCTGGTTGGAACACTTTCCATACTACTAAGAAACTTCAAAAAATCACGTTTAAACACAAAAGATATTACTTGTAAGGAGGTTGCTTAATTGCCAATATTATTAAAAACGTTACAGGGCATTGGGCAATCCCTACCTGTAGAAACAAAATTAAACGAGAAATTAAATGAAGATGGCTCCTTAGAAATAGAAATGGTAGAAAACAAAGCTACATTTGACGCTATAGGGGCTATTACTAAAATGTGGACGATTACAGGCGTTGGTGGTGCTGATGATCTAAACGAATACCGTATCGTTATGTTAGACAAAACAACTGTAGGTCAAAAGGAAAAGTTAACAATCAAAGCGCGTCCTGTCGAATTAGATGACCTAAACAATTTAAGAGTGTACGAAGTATATAACGGTAGTTTTACAGGAAAAAGTTACTTTGATTTAGTTTTTAAAGATACCGGTTATAAGTATGAATTACACGCTAAGGTTTCATCTTCCAAATTCGAAAATCTAGGTAACCACGATACCAATTTAGAATTATTCAAAAAAGGTTTGGAAAGATATAACTTAGAATATGAATATAACGCCAAAACAAAGACATTTCATTTATATGATATTGTTCAAAGAAAAGCTAACTATTACATTAAAGCAGGTGTCAATGCTAATAATGTAAAAGTCCAAGAAGATGCTTCTAAGTGTTACACATACATCAGAGGTTATGGTGGCTTTGATGAGCAACAAACTTTCAACGAAGCCAGCTTGCAATATGAGTATACACACCCCTTAGCTGACTTAATAGGCAAACGCCATGCACCACCTGTTGTAGATGGACGCATAACTAAAGGGGATACACTCAAAAAAGCTATGGAGTTAGTTATACAAGAAAGTTTAAAAACGTCTGTAACACTAGATTTTATTTCTTTGCAAAACATTTTAAAGAAGCAGTACCTAGAGTTGGGGATATTGTGAATGTGATTGATGATTTAATAGGTTTAAATGAGTTTGTTAGAATTATCGAAATCACTACGCAACGAGATATTAACAACAAGATTATCAAACAAGACGTAGTGCTTGGGGAATTTAGATTACAAGATAGATACATGAAAGCAGTAAACACTGCTGCAAATTATGTTAAAGCTATTAAGTCTAACAAATCTGATCCAGCTAAAGACTTAAGGATGATTCAAGCTCAAAACAACGCAAATACTAAGACTGCACAAGATTTGCAGAAGAAAACCGATGAAATAAAAAGAAGATTAGAAAGCGCGCATGCTAAGAGTGTTACAACTGCAAACGGTACTATTGTTCACGACTTTACACCTAAGTCTAAGATTAGGAAAGTTAAAACAATAGGTACTATTGGAGATTCTGTCGCTAAAGGTACTGGCGCTAAAACTAACTTTACTCAAATGTTAGCTAAGAAGATAAAGGCTAAATCAACAAACTTAGCTGTTAGTGGTGCGACAATGAGCACAAACAAAGATAATAGCATTTATGAACAAGCGACTAAAATTAAAGGTGATTTAATCATTGTTCAAGGTACAGATGATGATTGGACTAATGATATTAATATAGGCACTGATAAAACGGATACTAAAACGTTTTACGGTGCCTTTTATAGTGCTATCACTAAAATCAAGAGTAATAACCCTAACTCTAAAATAATTGTTATGACACCTACTAAACAATGTTATATAAAAGACGGAAAAACCGTAAGAAAAGACACTACTAAGAACGATTTAGGTCATACTTTAGCTGATTATGTAGATGTTCAAATAGACGCTTGTAACGAACTGGATATACCTGTGTATGACGCTTATCATTCAACACAATTCAAACCCAATATACCTTCGTACAGAAAATCGAGTATGCCTGACGGGGTACACCCTAATGAAAAAGGGCACGAGGTCATTATGTATGAATTGATTAAAAACTTTTATGGTTTTTATGGCTAAGGAGGTCAAAAAATTTGAAATTAGATAACTTAATTACGAAACTTCACTCGTACTTTAGTCAAAAGTTTGTAAGTCAACTTGAGAATAACTTCGAACAAATAAAATACTGGACTAATAAAAGTGATGATAGCTTTAACGAGCATTTAACCACTCAAAAAAATGCGCATACAACTGATCAAATCAAACACAAAACTACAAAAGGTAAAGATGTTGTATTATCTAATCATGAAAATTATCAAGATGAACTTATTGAACATCTTGTGTTAGGACATAATGGAGATGGAATACAAGAATTAAGAGCAAGTCACACATCAATGGACGCTCAAAGTTTCGATTCTTTACACCAACGTCTATATCACGACTTTTTAAGAGAAAGTAACGCTAGAGAAGAACTAAGAGCCGACTTAACCAAGAAAATACAACGTATTGTTAATGTTGATGATTTCGGAGGAGATCCAACAGGACAAAAAGACAGTACAAAGGCATTTCAAGACGCATTAGGTAACGGCAATGTACAGGTAACTATGAGTGGCGGTACTTACCTTACAACAGGTATTAAAATGCCTAACAACTCTCGTTTGGTAGGACAAGGTAAAGACATTACTACTATTAAGCTAATGGATAAAACACCAGCAGAGAACATAGGTATCACTAACTTAAAAATGAGTGGCGGAGCTGAAAACATTTCTTTAGAAAGTTTTTCGTTCAATGGGAATAAGTTTAGACAAAATAAAACACTTAAAGCTACCGGTGGCTCTCGTTCATCTAACATTAGATTTGCGGGTGTAACTAATGGATATATCTATAACGTTAAATCATATGACGCTTTACTACACTGTATCGATGTAACATATGCAAATGACAATTATTACTACGAAGGCGATGGAAACAGAGTGCCTTACGCATTAGAAAGTAAGCATATTCATATTGATAATTGTGAGGTATATGGTTGCGGAGATGATGGTATCACTACCCATCACTCTCGTTACATTACAATTTCTAATTGTTATGCACATACACCAACAGGTGGAAGTAATAACAACGGTATAGAAATTGACGATGGCTCACAATATGTGTTCTTATCAAACAACAGAACCAAAGGTAACTTCGGTGGTTTAGAAATCAAAGCACACAGTAACACAAGTGCTGCAAGTGGCGTATTCGTTAACGGTCACGTATCAATCGAAGATACAAGAGCTTACAACATTCGACACATCGGTCATCATAGAGCTAAAACGGACAATAAAAGTTTGACTGCTTATGACGTGGTGCTAAATAATTGCTTAGCTTTAAACCCTAAATACAATGGTGTGTATCCAGGCTCAACACCTAGAGCATTATTAATCAGTGCTTATAGAAATGTTTCTGTAAATAACTTTACAGCTATAGGTGATAGTGATTTCGGAAAATTAGAAGGTGGAAAACTAGATAAAAAACAACCAGCAATAGCCATCCAATTCATGTCCGAAAACATCTCGCTTAATAATATTAATGTGCGTAACTTTAAAAATGCAGAAGTAGATATTAGATTATTTGGCGGAGATAATAGACCGTCTAGAGTATCACTAAATAACATAAATATTTGGAATTCATCTAACAATATCGGTATCGGTGTTGGAAGTAAAATATACGACACTAAAATAACTAATTGTAACTTACACGGCAATGGTTCAGGTATAGGATTACGTTTGACAAATAACCACGCTATGATTAGCGGCGTCACAGCTGATAATTATTCAACTTCTGCATGGATAGCAGGAGAAAAGTACGACACACCACCTACAGTAGGAAAAGGCGGCGCTAGTATAGCGTCTACAGGAAGTGCTGGTGTAGCAAACGCTAGTGCAGTTATTGCATCTACAGGTGGTTCGAAAGCATACAGTAATCGTAGCTTTGTATTAGGTTCTGGTGCTAACTCCAAATCTTATGGTTCACGTAGCGGTATTATCAATTCACTTAATTCTGAAACTGATAAAAAAGGCCATACACAACTGATTATGAATAGTAATCGTGTTAAGTCACCTGGTAACTATCATGTTGTCGCTGGATATGGTTCTAGTGGTAATGCTTCTACATCTAACATTAAATTTGATTTAAGCACTTATTCAGGAAACTTAACTTTAGCCGGTCAACTTAAACAAGATAGTGCCGATATCGCAGAGTTATTTGAGTCACAAAATGGATTAGCAATCGATTTAGGAACTATCGTTACATTAGACGGCGATAAGATAAGAAAAGCGCAACCTAATGACACACCAATTGGCGTTATATCTGGAACTGCCGCGTTGGTAGCGAACGAAAAAACGTTCCACCACAAAGATAGATTTCTTAAAAACGAATATGGTGTGACTATCACGAATAGAAAACAAGTTGAATTTGTAGATGATGAGGGCAACGTTTCTTTCGAATGGCGTGACATACCAGTAGAAAACCCTGAATATAACGACAAAATCGATTATCAATCACGTTCAGAAAGACCTGAATGGAATGTAGTCGGATTATTAGGTCAAATCTACACAAACATTGAGAAAGACGTTATACCAGGCGACTATATCAACGGTAGAGCAGGTGTAGGATATAAAGATAATGTGAATGGTAAAGGCAGAGTCATGAAGATAACTTCTGAATACACTGAAGAACGTGGCTGTGCAATAGCATTAGTATTGTGGGGTGCTAAATAATGGAATTAGAAAAAGTAGGTAAACTTGATTTAAATGAAGAACCATATTTACAACCGATATCTAATAGAGGTATCGGTTTTTATAATCTCGATAAAAATACTGCTAAATTTCAATTTGTAGTACAAAAAGACAACAAACCTTTGTTAATCAGCGATAAGAATGTTAAAGGTTATGCTTTCTTTAAAGCTGCGAACGGAACAGAAGAAAAACGACCTAGTACATCAGGTGTATTAGACGTAGAATTCATTGATCCAATGAAAGGATTAATAGGTGTTACGGTACCTCAATGGTTTCTGAAAAACGTTGTCGATTCTGAAGTGTTGGGTGAAATTTACTTATCACTTAACGATGTAAACAACGTAGGAAAAGACGACACTGTTGTGTTAGGCACTTTTAAATTCACGGTACGCGACAGTCTTATCAATCAAATCGAAAGTGATATCAAAGTATCTTATATTCGAATGTTTGATGAATTGCGTTCGGAATTAGAAAAGAAAGTGCAACAACTTAAGCAAGATATAGGCGATACACAAACGTTGATTGAATCTATTAAGCAAACAGCTGAAGAATACCTCATTAAAATAAACAAGGCTCAAGCAGACGCTATTGTTTCAATTACAGACGCGTTAATATCGTCTAACCAAAGCATTGACCTAGAGAGAGAAGAAGCTTTAAGACAAATTGATGCTAAACGTGACGCTATCAAAACGGATTATGATTTAGCTTCAGATACATTCCAAAAAACTTATGATAGCAATGTGGACGCTTTTAATTCAAATGTTAATCAAGCTAACACAACAATTGATAAAAAGCTACAAATATTTAATGAAACCCTTGAAAGAGATGGCTTTACTACTCCTGAATATGTAGAAAGTAAGTTTACAGAAAAGGATTGGCAAAAATTTAAATTAACAAATGATGATGGTACTAATTTTTATGATGCCAACCTACAAATAGATTTCGACAATAACGAACAATTAATGTCTTTACCGATAGGAACTAGATATGTTGTTCTTACTTTGAACAATCCAGTTGGAACAAATAATAATGGGTGGTTAACAAAGTACAAAAGAAATGGAGATGCTGTTCTAATACAATACCAACCTTACAATTCAACTGTAATCTACCAAAAAAGATTTTATAAGAGTTGGAGCAAATGGGAACGTGTTGGTTCAGATGTTGTAGATACTGGTTGGATTGATTTACAACTAGTGAATAGCGCATCTCCACATAACGGCTTAGTTACTAATGGTGGTTTTACTAGTGCGTACAGAACAATCACACAAAATGGAATTACTAAGAAAATGTTACGCGTTAATGCTACAACTATCAAACATGGACAGACTATTGCACTTTTACCTAAAGAATTTGTCAAAAACCTAATGTTTTTCTCAATAAGTGCTCCTAGAAACAAAAATAGTGGACGTATTTCGTTGAACACATCAGGAACAGTGAATTTTGACGCTACTGTAGATCCATCAGCGTGGACTGATACAGATTATATTTACGGTCAATATGAATGGACGGAGTGATGAAATGAAAGTAGTTTATTTATGGAAAAATGGACAAGCAATTATTGTTCACAAAAACGAAGAAGATGAATATGTTTATCCTGATGAAAAATGGACAGAGAACCAACCTCCTCAAGGTATTATCTTACCTTGCTATTATGACGGTAAACAATGGGTTGGACAAACCCAAGATGAGCTAGAAAAGATGTTGCCTGAAGTAGAAATTCCTGTTGATGACAAAGATATTGCTATAGCTAAATTAACTAGCTTAGTTGTCGATTTACAAGAAGAGGTTATGAGTTTGAAGCAGAACATCGCACTAATAACTGAAGAACAAGCAAATCAAAAATTGGAGGAGGCATAATATGGACGAAGTAGTAATCAATTTATATAAGAAAAAATTATACACTGACGAAACTTTCAAAAAGTTTGTTAGAGTTGGTTGGATTACTCCGGAGCAATTCAAAGAAACTACAGGTAAAGATTATGAACCACAAGTTAAATAACTTGTGGTTTTTATTATAAGTGAAGTAGGTGTTTATATGACAGAAAGTAGCCAAAGAGGAGATTATGAAAGACGTATAAAAAGATTGGAAGATAACGACGAAAAAATCTTCGACTCTTTGGAAAAGATTAAAGATGGACAACACAGTCAAAATTGATTAATCAAAAAATGAATTTCACTTTGGACTCAATTAATAGAGAAAGGGAGTTAGAAAAAGAAAACAAAAAAGAAAGTAAAGAAGATATCAAAAAGATTAAATTCTGGGTTTTAGGACTTGTCGGTACGATTATTTCAACCTTAATCATAACGACTGTCAAAATGATATTTGGTCTTTAAAGGAGGTGAGTTACCATGTTCGGATTATTTTTAGGCGCAAGTTTTTGGGAATGTTTCTGGTTTGGTAAATGTAAATAATTGAGAAACAAAGCCGGCTTTTTAGTCGGCTTTTTATTATCCAGAAATGAGGTGGATATATGGGATTACCTAGTCCTAAAAGAAGAAAACCTACTGCTTCGGAAGTTGCAGCATGGGCAAAAAGAATGATTGGCAGAAGAGTTGATGTAGATGGTTATTATGGCGCCCAGTGTTGAATCTAGCACCTTTGATGAGTAATCATCATAGCAAACTCCTCTAATTCATGGGAACCCTAAACAAGTTATGTTGTAGGCAATCATGAGCGAAGCCTATAAATAGGAACGTGCAACGACTAGTCGAAAGACGTACACTCAAGCGAGTGGAAACGGGGAGCAACCTAATAGGTTGATGATATAGTCTGAACATTCATAGAAATATGAAGAAGGTGACAAGTGGCGATTGTCATCGTAACAAAATTGTGGGATTTACCAAACTACATTTTCAATAGATATTGGCATTTCAAAACAACAGGAAATGCGATTGCTATGGCGTGGTATAGATATCCTAAAGGGTTCAAATTCTATAGGAATACTAGAAACTTTGTTCCGAAACCCGGAGATATGGCTGTATGGGGTACAGGTTCTTTTAATAATGGCACAGGACATACAGCTGTTGTAGTAGGTCCATCTAACAAGAGTTACTTCACCAGTGTGGATCAAAATTGGCGAAATGCAAACGGTTATACCGGTTCTCCCGGTTCGTTAGAAAAACACACATACTATGGTATAAGTGGGTTCGTCAGACCTCCCTACCACGCAGAAACTAAGAAACCATCGAAACCAAGTAGTACACCGTCCAAACCCTCTAATGAAAACACTCCTAAAAACACAAAAGAACAAACGAAACCTATAACTAAAGAGGTTACCAAAGTTTCCTATACATCGTTCGCATATGATTTAGACGATGATTTGGAATATATTTATCATTATATGGTTGAAGGGCAAAAGTTGATAGGGAAAGTAAAAGGTATATATATCAAAGAGAGTACACATATGCGTTCTGTTGAAGAATTGTATTTACAACGTAATAAATATGTGAATGAAGATGAATACCCTCATGTATATATAGACCGTGAGCGTGTATGGACACCTAGACCTGATTCAGAAGAAGCACCAGAACATCCAGGTTGGCTTGTTATGGAAGTTTGCGGAGGACAAACGGATAGCAAACGCCAATTCATGCTCAATCAAATCAGAGCGTTAATCTACGGCGTTTGGTTGCTAAGTTGGAGTAAGGTGAAACTTTCTGAATCGTCAATCAAAGCAGATCCTAACATATGGCGTTCTATGAAAGATTTAATCAATTACGACTTAATCAAAAATGGTATTCCTGATGAAAGTAAATATAAAGAAGTCGAGAAGAAAATTATCGGTTTATATTTGAAAAGAGATAAATTACTTACAGAAACAATTACTACAACAACTACAAAGACAAAGATAAAAATTAAACCTAAAACTTCGGTCGACAATCCTTCACAGAACGATAAGTCGACAGGTAAAACGACAAACAGAACTTCAAATAAACCTCGTGTAGTTGTAGAGAAAAGTAAATATACTTTCCAACAAGCGCTTAATGCACAAATGGCTCATGGCATGCCTCAAAAATCTTATAGTTGGGGTTG